TCGTATCTGTTCCTTTTGCCTTATGAAACGGATGACGGTTTGCTTCTGTTTCCTGCTGAGGATATGGAAGCGTTTGCCGGAAAATGCGTAAAGTAAAGTCCCTAGGTTTATTGCCTAGGGGCTTTTTATGTTGTTTTGTTTTACGGCGTGTCGTAATTTCGTTTATGCTATAATGAAAAATATCGACTACAAGGGAGGTAAATAAAATGGAAAATTATAAGCAAATCGCAAAGGAAGCTGGCGTTAGTATCGAGAGTGTGCGGGAATTGATGGCGCGCGCTTGCGTCAAGAGGGTTGAGACGCCATACTATCGCACTACCGAAGATGGGCGTAAGGTGGACGCGGTTGATGTGTTTTATGCCGTTTACGCTGATCATTGCCGCCCCGCCGTTGTCTTGGGAACTGGAGACACCATCGCGGAAGCGGTATCCGACGCCTTGATTCACTGATTGGAGGTTTCACGTATGAAAATCAGGATTCCGCTTACTGCTCACTATAACGGTGTGCTTAAGGATGATGGCAACGGTCATGTGATGGGCTGTATTGGTGATTATGTCCGTATTGATGCCGGGGGGGAGGTGTTGGATGGTGGCGTGCGCTTGAGTTGCCAGGTCGTTCCGGTGGAAGCGCTGGCTGACCATGCCGCATTGTTAAGCGAGTTGTCCGAAGCGATTGTACAGTTGCGCCAGATCATTCATATCACCAATATGAATATTGATTGAAAGGGAGGTTTGATATGTGGTATTTTATCATCACCAATGATGGGTTTCAGGTATTTGAGATTCTGCCTGACTGCGTGAAGCCTAGTGGCATGTTTCATACAACGTCGTTGAAAGCGTCGTTGGTCGGCGTGCTATCTCATATCCGCAGCGCCTATGCGGGTATGGATGTGAACGTGGATATTGATAATGCCACGTTTGACCTTGATGGCGCTATGGTTGGTGTGGTGAAAGTGGTGCTGGTATGATGACGTGTATGAGTATTGTTGTCGTTCTGTTTGCGATTCTGCTTGTCGCGGCATGTGCCGTTGCGTTCCGTGAGACTCAGCGTGACGTGCGGGATGTGTTTTGTTTTTTGGTCATGCTTGCAGTAAGTGTGGCTATGGTTTTGGCTTTTGCAGTAAAGGGTTTTTGAAATGTGTATGAATGATATGAATGTTGCCGTGTTTGCGTCGCCGTTTGTAGGCGGTGGCGTGCGTCTGTGGTATTGTCCTCACGGCCAACGGTACGAGCTGAGGTATGCCGTCCGATTCCGTACTACTGTTGGGTTTCGTAATGCCACTGCTTTGTGTGCGTATGATGCGGGTGATGGTAGTCAGGTGGTTGATCTTATGCTGGACGCTATCGATATCGCACACACGCCACTCTTGGGTAGGGATTAGTCATGTATTTTCGTGGCTGGTTGCATTCGTGGGTGTGCAAGGACTGCGCTTATGCTGACACGTATTGGCGTTTGCGTGCGTTTTGGGCGGGAGCGAAACGCAAGGGTGACGCTTTTACACCGCCGAAGAGGTGTCCGAGTATGGGCTTGTGGTCTGATATGTGGTGGCTCGGTGCCGAGTCAGGTAATGAGGGATTGGAATTTTAATCATGTACAAAACGTTTGTTGCACTGGCATATTTGAGGCATGGCAATAAACCCCCTATTGAAGTGGGGTATGCCACGTCATACGGTAAAGCCGCCGAGCTGATTCGCAAGTGGGCGGCAGTACCCACGCATGTACGCAACATTGCATACTTCAGGGTCGAAAGGCGCTACTATGTTTAACCGTGGCAATGACCGGATCCCGATCTATCGCATGAGGAAATTTGATGATGCGATCATGGAATCGCCTCGTATTGTCAAGGCTACGAAAGGCCGGAAACGCGAGCTGAATCTGAAACGCTATGACATGGGGCATGGGGATTTTGAAACATGCTGCCGTGCCGTGAACATGCTATGTGAACTGTGGCGCGACGGGGCTAGCACATGGTTTACGCAAGCAATAATTGTCGTATCGCAGATTTGCGGGAACATGACCATATCGGACGGTTTTTCCGCCGCCCTGTCACGCACGTATGATGTGGAATACTTGGACGGTACCATCAACCCGCCTAATCTGATTGCATGGTGTGCCGTCTGCGCTGTCAAAGGGTGCACGTCATATGATTGCTGCACGATCTTTGATAGTCCACAAGCTCAAAATCTCATTATTGCAGTGTTTAAAAATTTTGACAGACTGGACACGACACGGTATAATGATGATGAATTGCAAAAAATCTTACTACAAGGGAGGTAATGCATATGGCTAGAACCAAAACCGATATTTTTCGCACGCGCGTCTATGCCGTGCTCAAGGGCATGGAACTTGTTGACGGCGATTTCATGGAAGCCGAGCATGTCATCGACGGGCGACTTAAGGACGCGCGCGCATATTCGATTCGCGCGAAGAAACTGTTTCCTAATTTCATTCCGCGCTCTATTCACGTTTTTTCGCAAAAAGTCTCTATGAATGAGGAGACTTTTTATAAGTATGCGACTTTTGGTGAGCCGCAAGAATGGAATCCCGAAGAGCATACAAAACGACATGCCGAAATTGAAAATAATGACGGCATGTGATATAAAAGATTTTAGGCATAAGCCTGAAAAATAAAATAACAACAATAGTTAAGGGAAGGTAATATCATGGAAAACACCAACACCGCACTTGTCGCATTCAACACCGAGTCCACCGAACTCGGCACCGTCCAGCACTTCATCGACACTTCCACCCGCGAAGGTAAGATCAAACTCTACTCTGCGCTTCAGAACGCCGAAAAGCTGGATGAACATTTGAACGAAACGTTGAACATGGTGAATGCCGTCGCCCAGGCCGTACAGGTGACGGATGATCAGACGGGCGAAATCTCCAATACCGTGCGCGTCATCATCGTAACCGACGACAATAAGGCGTATGCGGCCACCTCCCCCACTCTCGCAGCTGGATTGAATACCATGTTCGGCATTTTTGGAACGCCGAACACTTGGGAGGCACCGCTTGCTATCAAGGTGGTGGAACGTCGTTCCCGCCGTGGCTTCAAGTTTTTCAGCATTGAGCCGGTGGACGAAGAGAAAACCAAGTGAACTTGCTATAATCGTTAAGTAGCGTTCGTTCACAGAGAGCACCCTAATTGGGGTGCTCTCGCCATCTTAAGGACTGCATATGTCACGAAAGCAAAGAAAATCATCCCGAGCAGTCGCAAGTCAACACTACACCCCTCACGCCAACAACACCGGTATTGGCACGGTAGCCATCAAAGCGGACAGCAAGGCACGCAAGCACGTCAAGGCAAGACAGGCTGCGGAAGCACGTGCCGCCCGCAACATTAGCAAACTTGGCACATACTCTCACACGAATCTCGCAAAAACCGCCGACAAGCAACTAGTCAATATCGCGAAAACCTTAGGCAAAGAGTGGGAGCGGCAGAAAAAACAGACCATAGCGGCAGCGAAAAACACACCATACCATGCCACCGCCGCGGAAAAGCCGACGAAAAAAGACATTATGTTCGCCCAACGCACGCCCATCACGAACGCGCAGATCGAAGCGGAACCCGTGGCGAAACGACGTAAACTCTTACGGCAGCAGCAGCGGAAAATCAATGCGGCACGACGCAAAATCAACGAATGGAACCGCGAACAGGCCATGCCGAAACGCAGCGTGTACGAGCAGCGTGTATCTGAAATCACCGGTACCACCGGAGAGGGTTTCGGACGTAATCAGATCATTCCGTCAAAACTCACTGATTTTTTGCAGATGACCAACGTATTGAGCGACGAAGCGTTTGTGCGTTCCCAATTGGAGAGCGGACGGCGTAACGAGTTGCTTGAGCAAATGCATGACGCAGCCGAAATATTAGGATTGCGCACCGAACGGAAACGCAAGTCCAAAAAACAGGGGACGGGCAAAAAGAGTAAAGACCTGTACGGCGAGCACGAGTGGCCGTCCTATATGAGTCGCGGACGTTATGAAGTGTTCGAAAAAATCTTGGCCACCTCACTTGGTTCGAAACGCCTTAAACGGTTCCGCAGCCTATCCGCTGCGCAGAAACGCGCTTTTATCGAACAGACCGATGCCCCGCGTATTGTTTTCGACTGGACGGTGTATGACCCCGTTCGACACGGCTTCACGTCGATTTTCAAGGGCAACAGTGAGGGCTATCAGCGCTCAAGACGGCAATTTGACCGGTGGATAGCGGAGGCGGGCGCACTGGAAAAGTAGCGGTCAATAACAATAACAAGGGAAGTTATATACTATGACGGTGAGCGACAATAGAGTTGGATTATGGTGTATGGATAACGTCATACGCTGCACGGACGGCACCGTGCTGCGTGACGTCATCCAACCCAATCGTCTTTTGGCGTCCATCATGGCGGGCGGCAAACTCACCGTCTACATGACCAACCCCGATCTACTTGACCCGTTTATAGCGCATGTCGTACACTCTCTGCCCCACAGCGAACACAATTCGAATTTGAGCTGGGACGCGATAGTATCCAAAAAGGGCAAATTTTTTAGTTTTACCGTCCGTATCGACCGCGAGAATTCCGCACGCTTTTTCGACATATCGAATCTGCTGCGCGAAAACTGCAAGCTTACCATGACTGATACTCAACTGCTCAACATTTTGCGCGAGTACGATCGGCGCGGCCTGTGCAAGATCACAGCCGGTGGGGCGAGTATGGAGGCGTTTGTGTCCGGCGAGTGGAAGTGGTATTACGACAAATTCCCGCAACTCGAATCGGACACGAAAAAGTCATTGCATGACGCTTATGTTGGCGGCTTTATGGTTGCTAAAGAGGGGGCATACGGTAAGGCCATTGACGTTGACTGCAACTCGATGTATCCGAGCATATTGCGAGACGAATGGTTGCCATGGGGGCTACCTGAACCTTACGACGGTGCGTATGAGCAGGATGATGATATGCCGTTGCATTGCGATGAACTTACGTTTCGTGCGGAACTCAAACCAAACGGATACCCCTTTCTGTTAGATAATCGTAGCGTGTATGAACTCAATCGACTCACCAGCACAAGGGGGTATATTACAAGAGTATTGACAGACATTGACCAAAAACTGCTCCATGAAAATTACGAAGTGAGCGTATACAGGCATGTTATGGGGTGGAAATTCCGGCAAAGCAAGGGGTTTTTCCGCTCGTTTGTCGATGAATGGGGGGAGCTGAAACAGAATGCTACAGGAGAGAAACGGCAAGTGGCAAAACTTGTCATGAATGCGCTTGTGGGAAAAATGGCGAGTCTACCCAAAGGTGCCGTCATGCTCCCCTTATCTCAAGACGGTATCACCTTGGACTGGGATATCGCACAGAGAGAGGAATCGAATCTGAAAACCGATTTTCTCCCCGTGCCCGTATGGGTGAATGCCTACGCAAGAAAAAAGCTTATGACCGTCTGTCACGCGAACTCCGACCGGCTCTTATATGCGAACACGGACGGGTGCATCCTATCCGGCTGGGAGCCGGTGGACTCATGCGAAATCCACCCTACCGAATTGGGCAAATGGAAGATCGCAGCCCGATACGAAAAACTGACCATACTCGGAATGAATAGATATCAAGGGTGGAAGGATGATGGGGACGTTGATATTTGCATGTCCGGAAACATGTTCTCCCAACCTATCCCGTATGAGCAATTCCATCATGGCGTGCAAGTCAAGGACGATTACGGGACAATGGTTATGCTATGATAGTTATGTCTTGTGAGCGTCGATTTTCGACTGGGAGCAACATAGGATGGACTGCCACGGCTGAGAATGCCGCCAACCATGGAATCGCTATCGTGGCGGTAGTGCCCTACGATCATCACTTTTGCGCTCTGATAGGACGATTCAGACCCTCCGTGATTGGAGGGTCATTTTATTTCTCCCGTCACATGATATAATTTTGGTGAAAACATTGCCGATAGATAGGAGCTTGCATGGCAGACCCAAACAATGAGAGCGACGAAAACACCACCCCGCCGCCTACCGAAGAAGAGAAGCGGACTGAAACCGTCGATGATGGAACCAAGCCGAAAGAGCCTGAGCGGGAACCGGAACCGTCCGAACCGGACGTGAGCGCGCGACTTGACTCGATCGAAAAGGAATTGGCCGCACTCAAGGCCATGATGGACACGCTCGGATACACTGACCCCGCACCGTCCGACAATGACGGTGACGGCGACGAAACGCAAGAGTCCATCGAAGATTTGTTCGACTAAAATAGTTAGGAGATAATATAATGTCTAATATTCGACCGTTGGCCGGTAAAGGTGACGTTGAAATCTTCAACGCCGTCCGAAACGCAACCTCCCCACAGTTTCAGGTGCGTATCCCGAGCGCCACGCAAGGCAACATCCGTAACGCCGTGGACACCATGCGCAACTTCCCGTACTTGCGCGACGAATTCACAGGGGTGCTTATCCAGCGTTTGATCGGCCTGTACATCCAACATGCGGACTGGGATGACCCGCTCAAGCTGATCGGCTCCCCACGCACCCTCAAGCGTTACGGCAGCACTTATGAACAGGCCGCAGTTGGCCTAGTCAAGGCACGCACCCGCAATTTCAGCAAGGAATACTTGGGGGACGACGTTTACGGACGTTACTCGCTGCCGACCGCTTCCGTATTCCACCCCCTTACTTTCGACCACTACTACCCCGTCACCATCCCGGAAGATGCGCTGTTGACGGCATTCGACGGCGAAAGCGGCATGGCGGATTATATCGCGGAAATCATGAACGCGCCGATCTTGTCTGACCGTAATGATATGTACCTAATGAAAACCCAGTGCTTCGCCGAGTACGCGCGCAAGGGCGGTTTCTATCGAGTCCACACCAAGGACGTTGGCGCGGCTGACTCCACCGAAGCGGACGCGAAAAACCTCTTGCGCCTTATCCAGCAGACCGCCAACGAACTCAAGGCGTCTCCAATGTCGGCCATGCCACGCTATAACGCCATGTCGTGGGTTACCCCATGGCGAGATTCCGAAGCAATCCTCTTCGCCACGCCACAGGTGATCGCAGCGCTCAACGTCGAAGCATTGGCCGCAGCCTTTAACATCGACAAGGTCAACGTCCCCTACCGCATCATTCCAATTCCGGAGGATATGTTCGGTATCGGTGGTGCCGGCGGCAAGGTACAGGCCGTGCTCACCACCGAAGACTTCTTCTTCTGCTGGGATGAAATGCTCGAAACGACGAACTCCCCCGTCAACCCCATCGACGGAACCCGCAACATCTTCTACAAGCACAGGGGTTCCATTACCCCTAACCCGTTTGCGAATGCCGTGCTGTTTTGGACGGGCGAAGGCTCCTCTGAGTCCGTGACGTTGCCGGATACGCTCACCACCTCGAAGCCGGAATTTACGCTGCGCGTACGCAAGTACGGACAGTCTGCCATCACCCCCGAAAACGTGTCGCGTGGCGATCTCGTGCAGGTCGAATCCGTTATTGCCAGTGATAACAAGAATGAGGCGTCGTTCCAGCCAGTCGGCATCGAATACAAGGTTGAGGGCGCGACCTCCCAGTTCACCTCGATCGACAACGGGGGTATTCTGCGTTGCGGCCTCGACGAAACCGCCGAAATCCTCAAGGTAACCGCTCAGGCAACCTACATCAACCCCGCCCATCCTGAGATCGACCAGACGGTTTCCGCCGCATTGTCCGTTCCGGTTGTCGGCGCTTGGCTCGGCGGCTGGAAGACGGGAGCCATCGAATCCATTGAGATTCATGGCGAAAAGGCGGTCAAGGTTAACGAGCATATCGCGCTCAAGGCCATTGCCACCAAGACGGACGGCAACACCGCGGACGTGACCAATCTCGCCATGTGGACGGTAGACCAGCACGCGACCATCACCCCTAACGGCGTATTGACCGGAACCGGCGCAGGAGCGGCCAACGTCACCGCAAAGTTTGCAGGAGCGGAGGGGACGGCACAGATCACCGTCACCGCCGCCTGACATTGGGTGACAACCGGTAAAATAGGTGTGGATAGACTTTATCCACACCTATTATTTTTAGGAGGACTTTATGAGCGCAAACGATCTGCCCATCAATTTCAGCTATGCTAAATGGACGCCAAACACGCGATTCAAGCTGTGCAACGTGCCATGGGATATGGGGTATAGGGATATTGTCAAATGGGATGGACAGTCTCAAAAAGAGTATTTCGACCGTTTGAATGGCATCGAATTTACCGACTGCACCATGGCCAAATACGGACTGCCGGTACGACTGCCGGTACCTTTCGCCCAAGCGTCGCAATATAATTATCTGATCGCAACGAACGACTACGATTTCGATACCCCCCGCAGTTGGTATTATTTCGTCCAGACATGCGACTATATCAACGCCAACACGACACAGCTCAACATCCAATTGGACGTGTGGCAGAGCTTTCAACATGATATCCAGCTGGGCAACGCCTACGTCGAAAGGGGGCATGTTGGGGTTGCCAACGAAAACGCGTGGAAAGACTGGGGCAAAACCTATCTCGATCTGCCCGAAGGACTCGACACGGGAAAATGCACCGTGCTCACGAATGAGTCTTGGAAGCCGCTAATGGACGTGGCCGAACGTGATGGGGTGAAATTTACGTCCTATGGGCTGATTATCGTAAGCACCACCGATCTTGAAGCGGATCCGGGCACCAAAGACAATCCGGCAGTCAACACCGCCACCGGCAGCGCTTTCGAAAGCCAGCTCAACGGTACCAGCATGTACTATTTGGACACTCCAGCCGATATTGTCACATTTTTCACTGAGGGCATGAATGCCCCATGGGTCACGCAAGGCATTTGCGGAATCTACGCCGTACCCCATCTGCCGCAAGCCCTGCTTGACGGTCAACCGAAAAAGACGGAACTGTTCGGCCATTCAGTCAGCTTTGCCGGAAATTGCTGGGAACTGCGCAAGCGGAACGACAATAGCAACGCACGCTACACGGACATTATCAGCCTGAAGAATTTCCGCGACGCTTTCACTTTGCCCGAACGATATAAATATTTGAAGAAATTCCTTACTGCCCCCTATGCGTATGTCGAATGCTCGTGCCTTAATGGTACGGTGATCACGTATGAGCCTGAGCAGATACCGAGCGCGGACCTGATTATCAGGGAGACATGGAATTATGCGCCCCCGTCTCCTCGCCTGAATTTTTACGCGAGAGGATATCATGCGGGAAACTTGGGCGACCGCCAACCATTGCCGGACGGCAAGGGATTGCCGATCGATACGGGCGAAATGCTGAACGCATCATTTGGCATCACCAATTTTCCAACGTTCATGTCCGTCAACAACGGGTCAGCCTTGGCGCTTGCGAACAGTGCCTACACACGCCAATACGCACGGCAAAGCGCGGATTGGGGGTATCAGAAAACCCAGATGGGCATCAACAACGCCTACGCCCAAGCACAAGTCGGAACGCAGTATGCGAGCGAGCAAAACAAGCTCGGCACCGCGAACCGCAATGCCATGATGTCGATCAACAATCAAAGCGCTCAAATGTCCTCCGATCTGACCTTGAAAAACCTGAGTTTCAGCAATCGTATGAACCAGATCAACACGGTAGGGTCAGGTGCCGCCAACGCCATCGGCTCGCTCGCATCCGGCAATGTGGGGGGTGCGGTGGGCGCTATTGCGGGAACCGCCATTGGCGCATGGGCGAACCAGCAAAGTTATGACAATAGTGTATCCAGCAATAGTCAAGCACTTTCGAACACGTTTGCCACCAATGCCGCAACCACCTCACAGGCTAACGCCTACTCACTTGCGCAAACCAACCTGGGCAACCAGCAGACCATGCAGCTAGCCGATATGAACAAACAGCTTGCGCAGGCCACGGCGCAAGGCGATTATGAAAACACGATCGCCGGCATCAACGCCCAAGTGCAGCAGACACAGACAGTGCCCCCTACCACGTCCGGCGCGTTGGGCGGTGACGCATTCAATTTGGCCAATGGGCTGATCGGCGTCATGGTACGTTTCCGGCAGATTCCACCCGCAGCCATGCAGGCCATCGGGGAAGTGTGGTTAAGGTACGGCTACTATGTGCAGCGATTTATGCAATTGCCGCAGAATCTTATGGCCATGAGCAATTTCACGTATTGGAAATTGCACGAGTTGTATGTGCGTAGCTCGACGTGTCCGGAAGAATACCGATTGACCGTCAAGGGTATTTTTGAGTCCGGCGTGACCGTATGGACTGACCCCGACAAGATCGGCGTCACCGACTATGCGGACAATGCGCCACTGGCCGGTATCTCGTACTGATTGGATATAATGGAGAGAGCATGGTAACTCTCTCCATTATTTTTAGGACGGTGATTATGGGTAAACGCAATAATGCTCGCAAGGCCGCGCACTGGGACAATCAGAGCGTCTTGGGTTCGATGTGGGGTAACCTGAACCTCCCCGAAATGCGGCAAAGCTTACGTATCAACCAGTATATGAAGCTTATTGAAATGCTGGCCGTAAGTCGGTTTAAGTGGATTAACCTCCCGCCGTACATTGACGAAAGATATTTGGAATTGACGCTGTTCGAAAACGGTCTCGCGCTGTTTTTCCCCGATAAACGCAAGGGGGTCAACCGTTTTATGGTCACTTCCGGCAACATCGGTGGCGTCAATAACTACAATAATCCGACATCGTTTCAGCCCGTGGCGACGAATTATTCCCACTCGCAGATCGGGAGCAAGGAATGCGTGCCCATTTGGGATAATCAGCTCAGGTGCACCATGATTGACGTCATGTGGAATTATGCGACACGACTTGCCGTCGCAGACCGCGCCTTAGACGTCAATCTGGATAACATTAGCGTTCCGTTGATTATCGCCACGTCTGAAACCAACAAGCTCACCGCGCAGAATTTGATGAAAGCGCGAGAAGACGGTGACCCCTATATTTACACGTACGATTCGGCGGACATTACCGGCATGTTCCAGACCTTCCCCAACGTCACCCCCTTTTTGGCTGATAAGATCATCACGACGAAAACGCAGGTGTGGAATGAACTCGTCAATTATCTTGGAATTGACAACTCGACAACCGAAAAGAAGGAGCGACTGCTCGAATCGGAAGTGACGGCAGGCAATAGCCGTACGAACGTTTTCCGCCTAAGCTATCTCAAAGCAAGGCAGCAGGCGTGCGATACGATTAACCGCCTGTGGCCGCAAATGGCCGACTCGGGATACCCTATCGGCATCGAATGGAATGATACCACGTCCGGCGGTCTACTGGACGTGGACGGAAACAAGGAGGAAGACGAACGATGACACAGGACCTGAGCATGTACGCCATCAAGGACAGTATGGCAGATTACACGTTGACCTTGGGCAATCTGATTGACCGTGGATTTAATACGGACGAAAAACTACATTTGAGTTCATTTTATTATCCGATTTTTGACGAAAACTATAGGGCGAAGTTGAATGAGAAAATCGTAGCCCACTACGCATTACGTGAAATCGGTTCAGAAACGCCGCAAATGTTCGTCTTTTATTTGGGGCGTACCATGCGCGAACAAATGGACTATTTCAACCAATTATATTTATCTGCGCAACGTAAATTCGACCCTTTCATCACGTCCGATATCCGGCAGGAGATGGACTCGACCAGCATTAACGAATCTTCCGGCAGGTCTTCGGGCACGCAATCCAACGAATCCACGGCAAACAGCACGTCCGACACCAAGGCGGACAATTCCAGCATGACGTTCAACAGCGAATTTCCGCAGACCCGTATCGACGATTTTCGCAAATACGCCACAACCGCGTCGCAGACAGATTCGACCGGCAACACGCATACGAGCACGCAGCAGGATAGTTCGGCCACCGCGACCAGCACCAGCAATACGGATTATGCGCATTCTTCCGATAAGGGCAATAGTGTGTCGCATACGCTCGGCACCAGCGGTTCACAGTCACAGCTTTTGCTTGACTGGCGTAATACCATGCTCAATGTCGACATGATGGTAATCAACTCGCTGGAAGGTCTCTTTTTGGGGCTTTGGGGCAGTGGCGACAACATGACCAATGTTCCGCAACTCTACAGCACGAGTCTCGCCTACAATCTCGGACACTAGAGTATACTTGAAAAAGACAGATTGGAGGATTTATGGACGGAATCAACATGTGCGCCGCCCCCTTGGACATCGACCCAAGACAACGGTATTTCACGACGGTTCAGCCATTCTCATACCGCGACACGCTCACCGTGCTCGGCTACGTGCAGGAAGTGGCCGAACACTTGGACCAGCTGCGCGAACAGTTGGATAATCTCGCCAAAGACGAAAATGCCGACATTGAAGCGATCGATAAGGTCCTCGCCGGAATCGCAGCATGGCAAACCTCGGTTGATACCGCCTTGGATGATCTTGCGAAAAAGGTGGACCAGTATCAAACGTCGGCGCTCACCTATAATCCGACCACGGGACGGTATGAGGATTCCAAAAACACCGATCGTGACATGTACCGCGAACTGGCCGTATTCGGCGCACGGGTAGATCAGATGGCAACCATGACAGCAGCCCAGGCCGCGCAACATGACTGCATCACATGGGCGGTTGTAGGCAATCGTGATATTTTCGGAAACGAAGAGCCGAGAGTCACCCCACGAGAAAGAACGAACAACAATGAACAATGACACATACAAGAGGACACGACACCTCGCACTGCCTCTCTACACGGATGATACGCCTATGGACTTGCGGGATGGGTACAATGAGGCAATGCGTATTATCGATAAAAAAATCAACCAGCTGGAAACCCTTATCCGCGAAATCAAAGGAGCCAACCAATGAGCACCATCTACGATAAAACCGACAATTACGGCCTGAACCTGTACGGTGACAACGACCCCGCCGATCTGCGCGACGGATACAACGGGTCCATGCGCACCATTGATACGACATTGGAGCAGCACTTGAATCGTATCGAATCAATGGAGTCCCATGAAACACATGATGAGGAAGTCGCGAAGGCACTGCTTGGGGACAATACGGTGGATGCTGCGACCGCAGCGAAAACCAAGTGGGACAAAGCAGGTACGGACGCCATCAAAGCAATTGCGGACGCCGCAGCCGCCACAGGCAAGGCTGACAACAATATGGCCATTCTCGCCGCATTGGGTGCGGGAACCGTATCTGACGCGACTATCGTACGTGACTCCAACGCAATGGACATTAGCAAACTGGGGTGTAAAAAGGATGACCCCAATTTTGATAATGCGACAATCATAAACAATTACGTAAATACAGCACATAAATCCATATATATTCCAGATGGAGATTGGTACATCAAGACTACCTTGCTGACGCAGGACGTCAACGTTTATTCGGATGGGTGGGTAAAAGCATCTAATGTCAACAATTTCACTGACGGTGTAATGGTGTTGGCTCAGGGCAGCACGGAACTTGAAAACAGTGCAAACATGCCAAAAGGTAAAAAAATATGCATCAATATCAATGGTTCGGGAGAGAGTGTCAGTGGATTAGCGGTGCAGGGGTTTTTTGGCGCGGAAATCAAGGCCAACGTAATCGCATGTATGGATACTGCGGTGGAGACTCGCGGCAGGAATATCGAATGCAAATTCTTTTTGGCCTTATATGGCGGACTGACTTCTGACGCGGTATACGGCGAGTGCGGATTGAGGGTAGCAAAAAATGACAACGACAATTACGCATACGTCGTAGGCAGGAATTTTAAAATCGGAGTTGACTTAAATGCGTCAATATGGACTTTTCAATACTTGCATATATGGGGCTGCAACAATGTGTTGAAGCTATATCCAAACACAACGAACTATGCGTACATGCTGTACGCCGATTATTCACACAATGGTTCGGTGGTCTGCGATAGTCAGGAAAATTCAGCGCAATTGATTTGCTGTGCTATTTTCGCAATACTTGAATCGGGTCAATACTTTGTCGGAACTCCAGACGGTAAGATGAATTATGTAAAGGTAGTGGCTAATTCTTACAAGTCAGACACACCTCACAACGTCGAAAACCGGTCTCAAGGCGCTTCATTCATGAAAGTGCGGCCGTCTCAATCCGTACTTCTCACGCAGTCGAGAATCGAAGATTTTGGAAACGGTGCAAATTTGGTAGTATCCGAAGAAGATTTGAACACTAAAAGCTTGACGGAGCTTTTAGATAAATATGGGCCTATCTGTTTCCATTGCAATCTACAGGACGTCACATTTGAAAGATACAAAGAATTCAGCACATGGGAGGAATTCAGGAAAACTCAATACTATCGCAATATGGTTGCATTAGGATATCCTTTGCCAAGTGCCCTCACAGGTTCGGAGGAGTATCACTACGGTCGAGTTTCATTGACTGTAGAGAGAAGCCATTATACGCGAGTGGTGACGGGAGCACCTTTGGCTACGTATAATGTTAACGTGCTTTTAGGTACTAACATCAGGGGCTTCTATGACGCGGAAAAAAGATTTTATCAGTACAATATTAAAGAGTTGAGTTCTACCAGCGCATGACAAGCCCTATAGGGGGGCACACTTCAGAGGCAAACTGATTCAACCGACCTACATAGCCATACTCTTATAATAAGAGTATGGCTATTACTTTTGATGATTGGATAAAACAGACGAAAAACCGTTTTTGGGACATGGACGGGGCGTATGGTGCGCAATGCTGGGATTTATGGGCGAAATACAGCATGGACATGTACGGCATGTCCATTCAGGACTGCATAACCCCAACCGGTTATGCCGGAGGCTTGTACACGTCATACCCCGTATCCGCACGGTGCGGGCAAGTGTACGAACGGATTCCAGCAAGCGGATACTCGCCGGTGGCGGGGGACGTGGCAATATGGGGGTACGGCACGTACACACCCTACACGCATGTCGCCATAGTCGCGGGAGACGGTGTAAAAGATGGTAGAATTTACGTGATCACGCAAAATCCGGACGCCAGCGCGTTGAAATGGTTTACCACCGTAGGACTGTTAGGCTATCTGCATCCCCGTACCATGCCTAAGCCGGACGTGGACAATCCCACCGGCAACAACAATCAAGGACACCCCGATACCGGACGGGGCGGGGCGTGGATACACTGGCAGGGCGACAACCTGTATCTGCATGAGACGGATAACAGCGGGGCACGCACCCGTATTTTCTACAAGACAACGGCAAACAATTTTTCCGAAAAGGCATCACAGGGGCAACCGTCTGATTCGCAAGGCCAAGGGCACCCGTCCAGTTCGACATCACTGGAAAATTCGTATGCGCTCTACGTGGTCGGCACGGTGGAAGCCGGTCTGCGGTGGGATGCAGTGGAAGCGGCCAATCTACAGGGTATCGGCATAGCTCAATGGAGTTTCGGTAGACGTTTGCAAGTGTTGAATGCAATGAAATCTGCCGACCCGACCGGCTATGCAACATTCAAAACCTCAGCACCGCAGATCGCGGCACTCATGGAGAGCGGGGGAGATTTTACACGAAACCTGACACAAACGGAAGCATCCGCATTCAAGACGTGGGCGGCACGTAGCGAGTCGCATGAGGGGCAGCGCAAGCAGTTTGCTGAGGATTATGCGGGATATCCGCAGGAGTACGATGATGATAAAATGCAGATTTTGTGGGTGACCGCATACCACCAATCGCCGGCAAACGCCTTGAAGGTGGCGAAAGCATCGAATCTTGCGCAACTCAAGACTAATATCTTAAATACGTATCCGTTCGGGCCGTATACTAACCGCTATAATCAGGCGTATTCGTTGCTGACTGTGTGGGATGGTAGATCGAATCCACCCGCATTCTAAAGTGTGGTATAATAATCGATGTCGGCATGTGATAACTTCCCTTGAGCCGACCGTAACCAACAGGGGCGTAATGGTGGTCATGACGTTACGCCCCGTTATTTTAGGAGGTGAGCGGACATGGCGTTGCAGACATTGGCCGAAGACGACTACTACGACTTGCATAATCTGCTCACCCGTAACGCGCCGTGGAATTTCGTGATCGGAGCGCGTGGACTTGGCAAGACTTTTGCCGCAAAACGATACGGCATCAAAGAGTACATCAAGCACGGTTACGAGTTCATTTACCTGCGCCGTACCGACGTGGAACAGCACCGCAAGGAAACGTTCTTTAAGGATATCCAAGAGTTCTTCCCACAGTATGAATTTCGCGTGAATGGTGAAAAAGGGCAGGTGCATAAGACGTCATGGGATGAAAAAGATTGGCGCACATGCTGCTATTTTGTCGCACTCTCACAAGCTGGCGGACTCAAATCAGTCGCGTATCCTAGAGTGCATTTGATTATTTTCGACGAAATATTTCCCGATAACCTCAGATTTTTGAGCAACGAAGTAAACAGTTTCAGTGAATTTTACAATACTGTTGACCGTTGGCAGGATAGGACAAAAGTACTGTTTTTATCCAACGCTGTGCAAAAGGCGAACCCTTATTTTGCAAAATACCGTTTGGACATTGGTGCTCAGCAAGCGAACCAGCAGCAATACAAGTTGTATTGTGGTGGTTTCGTCTGTTTGGAATTGGCTGATTACGGCGGATTCAGTGCGAAAGTCGCAAAATCCAAGTTCGGACGGTTCCTTGAACAGTACGACGGCGACTATGCGGATTATGCCATACGCAACAAATTCCGCGACGAATCCGACACGCTGCTAGCCCCCATCCCCGCAGACGGCGAACTGTCCTACATTTTGGACACTACCGACTACGCGCGTTTCGGCATATGGGTGAGCGTTTCCGAACGTGACGGGCACGTTTCACAATATGTTTCACGACGTATCCCCAAAGACAACACTCGCCCCGTCTATACGTTAGACCCCAATCATGTTGACGAAAAAACATGGTACGTCAAAAAATCAGATGATATCATACGAAGACTCACCACCGGCTATCGACTTGGTAAAATCAGATTCGACGATTCACAGGTCAAATCCGATTTTGGGCTGATCATCGGTGAACTGTTAGGAAAATAGGAGGCAATAGTAATGACAATGACCACAACCGACGTGTGGTGTGTGTTTGCAGTAGTCTTTTTCATCATCGTAGACTACATTACCGGACTTGCCAAAGCCATACTCAACGACACGCTTAGCTCACAAAAAATGCGAGAAGGTTTATGGCATAAGTTCGCATATCTCATGCTTACTTTGGTGGCATATTTTGTGGACATGATTAACCTACACGTAGACCTTGGATTGCCGGTCAGCGTGTTCGTTTGCACCGTAGGCGGCATTAGCCTGATCGAACTCACCTCAATCCTTGAAAACATTACCGCCATCAACCCCGAGCTGGCGGATGCACCATTTATGAACGTATTCGCACAGAACAATACCCCCAAACATAAGAAGGAGAACTGACATGGATATTCAAACGTGGATGAACACGGTTAACGGTAAGATTATCGACATGGACGGCGCGTACGGCGGTCAATGCTGGGACCTATGGAGCAGCTATGCGCGAAACGTGTACGGCATTCCAGCAGCCGACACCAACACGGTAGACGGATACGCGGCAAGCGTCTACACTACACGATACGATCGCTCCCAAGCATTGCAAAACACTTTCACCCGCGAAACAGGCAACTACACGCCGTCTTACGGTGACGTGGCATTCTGGAACGGCAACGGCATGAACCATGTCGCCATCGTAGTTAAAGACAATGGTAACGGCACACTCAACACCATGAGCCAAAATCCAAACAAAGCCGGATACATCACACTCAGCAAGACCGGAATCATCGGCTACTTCCACCCACGCACAGCAAACACGCCAGCACCCACACCAAACAACAACAATGCAACCATTATCGCGCGAACATATCGAGTCAACGTCGATACGCTCAACGTGCGCTCGGCACCGTCCACCTCAGCACAGATAGTCGCACAGTATCACTACGGACAAACCGTAGTTCTTCAAGACGGTGGCATCATCGCAGACGGGTACATTTGGGCACACTACGTTGGCGGATCCGGCGCAACCCGATACGTCGCACTCGCACCAGCCGACAAATCAACATGGTACCTCGTATTCGCCTAAACTGACAGCATAAAATAAGCCCCTAGGTAATAAACCTAGGGGCTTTATCATTACCACGTCCGAGCAAACGCTTCCATATCCTCAGCAGGAAACAGAAGCAAACCGTCATCCGTTTCATAAGGCAAAAGGAACAGATACGA